AATTTAAGATGCCGTCGGCTGGTGAATACCTTGCCGCGATGCACATTGGTGGCGACACGTTCGCAAATATCAACAAGGCATACCGCGAAGCGGCCATGTCAAAGCAGACCGCGTTGCAAGCTGCCGCTGGCGACCAGTTGACTACGGATACACCCGGCTTGCTCCCGGTTCCCGTGCTTGGGCCGCTTGTGCAGGACATCAACTTCGTCAGACCCGTTGTCAACGCTGTGGGTGCTCGCGCCTACCCGGATGGCGGTGCAACCAAGACGTTCATCCGCCCGACAATCACGACCCACACCAACACGGGTGTCCAGTCGTCTGAACTTACCGGTGTGACTGCTCGCACGATGGTGATTGCTGCCAACTCGGTGGGCAAGACCACCGTGGCCGGGCAGGTCACTTTCTCAGCCCAAGATATCGATTTCACATCGCCTGCCGCTATGCAGTTGGTGTTGAACGACCTGATGGGCGAGTACATGCTTGAGACCGACAACATCGCTGCCGACGCGTTGCTTGCTGCCGCGAACGCCAGTGGTACGTGGGATCTCACCCCCGAGGACTTGGTCAAGTCGATCTACGACGCAGCCAACGACATCGCCAACGGCCGCAACTGGTTCCCAACGCACATGTTTGTCTCGCCTGATGTGTGGGCTCAGCTTGGACAAGTCGTTGACTCCAACAAGCGACCGCTGTTCCCGTACGTCGGCGCAGGCCTCACCGGCCAGAACGCACTCGGTGGCGCGGAAGCGTCGTCGTGGAACGGCAACCCGCTTGGCTTGCAGTTGGTCGTGGACAGCAACTTTGCTGCCAAGACGATGATCATTACCCGCGTCGGAACTGGCGCAGGCGACGCATTTGAGTTCTACGAGCAGCTCCGCGGCCTCATGTCCGTGGAAGTACCGTCAACGCTCGGCCGCACGTTCTCGTACTACGGCTACGTTTCGACGTTTGCCGCAATCTCGGGAATGATCCGCAAGATCGTTCAGGCCTAACCCGGAAGGGGCCGCACAATGGCCACCTACACGGTCACAAACAAATACCTGCTGGATAACTACGCCGTAGTTCAGCTCCTCACCCCCGCGGAGCTTGAACTCGGCCAGTCCATAACGGTCAGCGGCGTCGACGCGACGTTCAACGGCTCGTTCGTCATCCGTGCTCTGCCCCAGTACCGCTTTACTGGGGTGGACACGGAAGGCGACCTGCTTTACGACTACCAAGAGCCCATTGCCAACCAAGTGTTGTATGCCAAAACGGCTGACGATGTGCAACGCCAAGCCGCCACCGGCACCCTGTCAAGCACCCCTACTTGCACTTGGATTGTTGCCAATGACATTGCTGATTGGCTGTACGGCACGCAAGCCGTTACTGCTGACGTCACGTTTTTGACCATTTGCGCTGCTGCAGCCAACCAGTTTTGCTACCGCCGTCGAGCAGAAGCCGGCTACACAGACAGCCTCACCACGGTGCCATCACAGGATGTAAAGCTTGGCACGATTATGTATGGCGGTGCCCTGTACCGTCAGCGCGGCTCAATTGACCAGTTTGCGTCGTTTGATGCCATGTCCACCGCGTCGGTTGTGGGTCTGGCTCCGATTGTCAAGCAGTTGTTGGGGATCGATCGCCCGCAGGTGGCCTAATGGCCGTACAGACTTACACCGACCTGTTCAACACGGCGTTAAACAACCTGTCCACGTTTCTCAAAACTGTGACTGGTTTGCGGGTCGTGACCGACCCCCGAAACATTGTGCCCAACTGCGTGCTTATCCAAGCCCCGTCATTTACCGCATGGACAAACAAAGCCGTTGACATTTCGTTCCCAATCACGATCATCGGCGTTGGCCCCGGCAACGAAGATGCCTTGCGTAACATTCTAAACGTCGTGTCTCAGGTGCTTAATAAAAACGTGGCTGTAACCGATGGGCGACCCGTCACCCTTGACATGGGTGGCACCATCGCTCCCGCTTATGAGCTGACCGTCAAAATGTTGGGTCAAACCCCGTGAAATGGGTAGTTGTTAGCCCCCGCGTTGGTCGCCCCGGTGCCGAATATGACATTGAAGGCGCAGCCGCCAACAACATCAACGTGGCTGGCTTGATCGCTGGTGGATTTATCAAGCCGGCTGAAGAATCCACGCAAAAGAAACCCAAACAGTCTAAAGTCAAGAAAGAACCGAAGGAGTAACCCCCATGTCAACGACTACCTACCTGTCCAACCCGGTTGTCACCGTCAACAGCGTCGATTTGACCAACCAGTGCACCGCCGCCGTTTTGACCCGCACGGTCGAGGCACTTGAGGCAACCGCGTTTGGTGATACGTCGCGTAAGTACACGGGCGGCCTGCAGAACAACGAATTGACCCTCACGCTGCTTATGTCCTATGCCGCAACGGAAACCTACGCAACGTTGAAGTCACTGGTAGGCACCACGACCACGGTGCGTGTGCAGCCGGCATCGCCACCCGATTCGGCCACCAACCCCGGCTTGATTGTTACTGGCGCATACCTTGAGTCGCTGCCCGTGCTCAACGCGCAGCTTGGTGCACTGTCCACAATTGATGTGACGTTCACGGGCGGCGTATTTTCCGAGGACACCAGCGTTTAATCATGGCTGACTAGCTCGGCCCGACACGAAAGGAAGCCATGAAAATCACTATTCGCTACAGCCGTAAAGGTGAGCCGCAGGAAGTGTCCACCACGTTGGGCACGATTGTGGCGTGGGAACGCAAATTTAAGCGCAAAGCCTCGGACATGGCCAATGGCATGGGCATTGAGGACATCGCGTATTTGGCGTTTGAGGCCAGCAAAACTCACAAGGTTGCTGTGCCGGCAGCGTTTGACGATTTCTTGAACCAGTTGGACAGCATTGAGGTTGCAAGCGAGGAAACGGAAAACCCTACCCCCGCGGAACCAACCGACGCGCACTAGCCGAACTGCTAGTGGGCACCGGCTGGTGGCCGCCACACATTGAATTTGACATGGCTGATCTAGCCACGGTCGCTAAGGTGCTTGATGAGCAACGGAAGCAGCGCAAATGACCAACGTGGAAGTAATCGGCGTAAAAGAAACCATTAAAGAGCTGCGCCAGCTCGACCCTGAGCTGCGAAAGCAATTCAACAAAGATGCCCGCAAAATCGCGCAACCGATCATTGACCGCGCCAAAAGCAGCTACCCAAGCCAATACCTGTCAGGCATGAATCGGCTGTGGCAATACGGGCGCACTCGCCGTCAATTCTTTCCATACAACCAAAAAGACGCCCAACGCGGTGTGGTATTTAAGATTGACACCGGCAAACGAGCAACCAGCACATTGACAATTATCCAGAAAAACCCGGCTGCGGCCATAATTGAAATGGCTGGCAAAAAAGGTGGCGACAACCTGCAAGGCGCACGATTTACAAAGGCATTGACGCTATTCCACGGGCAGCCAGCTCGCGTCATGTGGCCTGCTGCGGAATCATCGCAAGGTCAGGTTGAGGATGCCATGATTGAGTTGGTTAATCAAGCTGCCGCCACAGTCGAATTGAGAATTACGGTTATTAAATGAGCATCCGCATACCTATCATCAGCGAATTCGATGGCAAAGGGATTGAGCGCGCCCAAAAAGAGTTTGCGAACCTTGAAGGCGCAGGAGCTAAAGCCGGCTTCTTAGTTAAAAAGGCGTTTTTGCCCGCTGCTGCCGCTATTGGCGGTTTGGCTGTTGCGCTTGGCGATGCCACTAAAGCCGCTATGGAAGACGCGGCTGCACAAGCCCAACTAGCCCTAACCCTGCGCAATGTAACCGGGGCAACTGACGCCCAGATCGCCAGCGTTGAAAAATCGATTAGTGCAATGTCCATGGCTTCCGGCATTGCGGATGACCAGTTGCGGCCGGCGTTTGAGGCACTGACCCGAGGCACTAATGACATAGCCCTGTCATTGCAAAACATGACGTTAGTGACCGACATTGCCACGGCAACCAATCGCCCGTTGGTCGAAGTTGCCGACGCGCTGGCCAAAGCTTATGAAGGCAACTACAAGAGCCTGCGAAGCCTCAGCCCCGAAATGGCAGCGCTCATTAAAGAAGGGGCATCGCTCGATCAAATCATGGCGGCCCTTAACGGCACGTTTGGAGGCGCAACGCAAACATTTGCGGAAACAGCACAAGGCGGTTTTGCCCGGCTAACGGTAGCCATGAACGAAACCAAAGAAGCTGTCGGCGCGGCATTACTGCCCATTGTTGAACGCGCTTTGCCTGTGCTTAACAAGTTTGCGTCGTGGGCATCAGAAAACCCTAAAGCGTTTTTGGCTATTGCCGCAGCGATAGGAGCAGTAGCAACAGCCATAGTGGCCGTGAACATTGCCATGATGCTCAATCCGTTTAGCGCTATTGCCGCAGGCATCGCTTTACTGGTCGTTGCCGTGGTGGCGGCTTACAACAAATTTGAGTGGTTCCGCCAAGGCGTAAACGCCGTATTCAACTTTTTGGCTGGCGGCATAGAAAACTTTGTTAACGGGTTTATTGACGGGATTAACTTTTTGGTGCGCGGCCTCAACTTGCTGCCGGGTGTCGAT